AGTCCCTTCTGTGGAGCTGATAGGCTGGATACCGTCTAAGGAGTTCTTGAACCATCCAGAGCTGATTTACAAAGATTCAGGACAGACACTTACTTACGGAGGCACAGCAGTTACCGAGCCTTTACGTTCACTACAGTACAAAAATCTGTACGATATGGAAGACTTTGGGAGCTTGTTATGAAGCATCTAATAATACCTGACACACAGGTTAAGCCGGGACATCCAATAGACCATCTGGAGTGGGCCGGAAAGTATGCTGCTGAGAAGAAGCCAGACGTTATTGTGCATCTGGGCGACCACTGGGATATGCCGTCCCTGTCAACCTACGATGTGGGCAAGAAGAGCTTTGAGGGTAGACGATATACTGACGACATACAGGCAGGAATAGACGCTATGCACGCTTTTTTGCGCCCTATACGCAAAGAACAGAAGCGTTTGAAGAAGAACAAGCATAAACAATGGCGACCACGCTTTGTCTTTTGTTTGGGCAATCACGAACATAGAATCGAGCGAGCTGTGGAGTCAGACGCTAAACTGGAGGGCTTAGTTAGCTATGATTCCCTACTATTGCGGGTTATGGGCTGGGAAGTTTATGACTTTCTTGAGCCAGTCATTGTTGATGGTATTGTTTATAGCCATTATTTTACCAGTGGCGTTATGGGCCGTCCTGTTACAAACGCCAAATTGCTTCTACAGAAGAAGATGATGTCATGTGTGCAGGGTCATGTGCAGGACAGAGATATAGCATTCGGTAAGAGAGCTGATGGTAAGGCTGTCACAGGTATCTTTGCAGGTATCTTCTACCAACACGATGAGGACTATTTGACCCCACAGACCAATGGCTCATGGTCAGGTATTTGGATGTTTAACGAAGTAAATGATGGCAGTTTTGACTTCATGCCAGTATCATTAAACTTTCTTAAAATGAAGTACGCCTCAAGTGCGTATCTAAGGGGTGAACGATGAAAGTTAAATCAGATAAAGTAGCAGCAGGTTGCCTGACGAGTGGCAAAGAGTACACAGTCCTGAGCAAAGGTGACAGGGATGCTGTGATTACGAACGACTTAGGTAAGCAGTGGATTATTAAACTGGTGGGAGACTGTCCTAACCTACATCCGAATGCAAGCTGGACTATCATTAAAGATAGCATAGATGATGCCACACCGGAAGAGTGGGCAGAGGTAGCTAAGAAGCTGAGAGAAGAGAAGGATGAGGCTCTGTATAGAGAAGTAGTGCCTGATTCTGATAAAGAAGTCGACAGTCCAGTACATTACAATACCGGAGCTGTCGAGTGTATCGAAGCTATTAGCTCGACACTAAGCGGTGAGGAATTCCGTGGTTATCTACGTGGTAATATGATTAAGTATGCGTGGCGGTGTATGTATAAAGGTAAGACAAAACAAGACTTAGAAAAATGCCGTTGGTATCTTGACAAACTGATTAATAGTCTATAGTATTGATACTGTCCATTTAGGACACAATAACCTTAATATTAACATTTCTTGTTTTTATTTTCGTTGTTGAATTACTTGTTTCATGAAGGCCGTCTAGTTAGATAAGTTAGTCCTCGTCTAGCTAGGCGGTTTTTCATTTATAGTCCTAACATTCCCTGAACGTCCTGAATACCCTCTTGTACTGCTTGTGATTCCATCTCATTAAGGTCATTTACGACTGCTGGGCGAGACATTCTCCAAGCATTTTCTAGTGTAGCTACCGTGTCTGGGATGAAAGCTCTGTAGTTATCTAGTTGACCGCTACGCATCAAACGCGCATACATATTAGCTTTTTGAGCTATAGTAGATTTTGTGACAAGGTTTGTTATGTATTTATTTAGTCCGGCTGCACCATAACCTAAACCAAGAGGAATCGCTGACGCTATTGCTGGAACTATTTTTACCAAACCTCCGGGGGTTAAAAGCTGCACCGCTTCAAATAAAGCCCATGTTTTTGATATTCCTTTTTGCACGGCAGCGTTAAAACCTATGATAGCTAAATTAATGGGAGCTGTTTTACTTAAATCTTCTATTGCATCTAATTCTTGTTTAGAGTATCCACCTCTATTTTTAGCTTGGGCAAGTAATCTTTGAAATCCGCTTTTCATAGCTAGAGCATCACCTTTACTCTGGGCAATAACACCAAGAACATCGTTATTTTTTTGCAACTGCTGATAAGCAGCGTTGCTGGTTCTAAACTTAATTAAGGTTTCTTTTAGGAACGAACCGCTGACCTGCTCTGGTCTTAAACCGTTTAGCCAATTATCTATCGCCTCAATAGATTTAGCTGCTACTTGTCGCTGCTGTGTTTCAAAATCAGGTAGATTTCTTCTAAGTTGAATGATGTCGTCAAGACTAACCTCGTTCTGAAAGCGTTGTCTAAACAGGTTCTTTTTAATACCTGCCAAGTCTTTCCCTGATATGTGATTTACAAAATCAAAATCACCACGTTCGTTTAACTTAAGAATAGCTTTCTGCACATCTGCTTTATTAAAACCAAGCTCAACAGCGTCACGTTCCAAAGATGTGACTATGGCCCTTTGTTTTGCTTTAGCTCTTGCAATTTCTGATTCAGTTAGTGGGGCAGCTTTATCCTGTTTCGTGACGGTTTTAGATGCAAGTTTATTTCTACTTATAACAGAATCTAGTTCATTTTCCAGAACAGCTATGTTTGTTTTCTTGGGTCTTATTTTATTTAAGGCGATAGCAGCACCATCATCAAGAGTCCTTCCTGCCCACAGAGAATCTAACTCTTTAATTAAAGAATCCACAACACCTTTGTTAAGTTTTAAGCCTTGCGCTTGCTCTCTTACATCATCAAGCCATTTATAAGCGTATCTTTTTAACTGTTCTTGAGAAAGATTTGGGTCGTTATTTACAATTTGTTTTAAGTTTGTAGCCACTTTTTGAAACAAAGGAGTACGTACTACTTGTTCTACTCCAATCGCTATAGGTTTTGTAAGTAAGGGAAGCGCAGTAGTCAAAGCAGCGGTGATTCCTGCTGTTGTTCCAGCGTTCTTTAATCTATCCTCTTCAGACTGCCCAAGTCCTTGAGCTGCTCCATAAACAACGGCTCCTCCTGTTTGAGCAAGTTTACCTCTCCCTGCACCTAAACGTGCTAGAGGGTTAAGAGCAAGTTCTTCTACTGTGTTCTGGACAAAACCTATGTCCTCTCTGTACTCCTTGATGTCCTGTAAGTATTCTCGTCTTCTTTCTTCTGACTCTTCTGCAAATGTTTTATCAGCCGTAATTTCTACAGCTCTTTCCCTAATATCTTTGCTTGAGAACTGCTGACCTTCTTGTCCTAACTGGTTGATAGCTTCTAATATAGAATCGTCTGTAGCACGGTCAGTATCTAACAATCTATCTAAGCCAGTCTCAATAAATGCTTGTGCATCCGCGCCAAAACCTCCAAGCAATCTGTCCTGAAAGCTACGCAACGTACTGGTTATTTGCTGTCTGATAGGTGTCCTGTCTACATCATCAGTTCGTAACTGTGGTCTTTGGCTGTAAGGCAAATCAGGACGACCTCCAGATTGTTTAGCCTCCTCCTCTGCTTTACCCATAGCAGTGATGTTTATGCCTTCTTTCTCAGCTTTCTCTAGCAAGGTAGAGAACTGCTCTGCACTAAGTCCTAACTCATCAGCATAAAGACCTAATGGGATACGAGATTCCCGGCCTTCATTAGCTTTTGTGTACTGATTCCACAGAAATTCACCAGCGTATTCTCTATCATCTTTAGTGAATTTTAAAGCAGCACTCACAGGAACACCCTCCCCAACCATATCGTAAGTAAGGGAGAGAGCTTTACCTTTTGTGACAGAATCAACGTTTAAAGCACTAGCAAAATCTTCAAACGACTTATCTTTATACTTAGGGTCAGGAACAACATCCTGAAGATACATATAAGAAAGAAGCTCGGCATCGTCCATAGCCGAGTATTTGTAATGACTTTCTCTTAGTTCGTCTAAAGTCGCCATTAATTACCCCCAGTGGCAAACGTTTGGTCAGCAGGGCTCTGAGGAGTATTCCCTCCTTGCTGTGGAGTCTGCGGGCCTGCCTGTTGTTGCTGTGCCGGGCCTTTGGAGAAAACTCTATAACCACCATCTATATACCCAAGCTGATAGTCAAGCATAGTGTTTACATCACCCCCAACTGCTGCACGTCTTTTTTGTGCTTGAGTAAGGATATTTCCATAATGCTCTCTGACTTTCTTCAATTTTGCAATTATTTGTTCTCTAGTCTGCGCTCCAGATAAACTGGCTATGGTGGCTTGAAGAAAGTTTATTTCTCGATTACTTACTTGTCCCAAAGCACCGCCTGTAGGTGATGCATCTCTCATCGCTTGGAGTCTGTCAAAACCGATATTTGCCCTAATTGTCGTAATAAGTTGTGCTGTGTCGAAAGTGTTTGTCCCCGGTATATTTTGTAGAACATAACCAGCTATACCAGCAGCGGTTTCTCCGCTTTCAAAATCACCAATAGCTTCGTCTATTTCTACCAAAGTTCCTTCAGCTCTGGTAATGGTGTCATTTACTGACTCTATGTTAGCAACTGCTTTTTCTCTTTCTTTATTGAAAGTAGTGGTTCCTCTACGGGGCGCAGACGCTAGTATTTCATTACCTTCGACATCCTTAACTTCTTTATATTCATAGTCATCGTCAAGTTTCGGACGTAAATTATCGTTAGATATTTGTTGTACTTTTTCTGCGGTTACTTCTTCACCAGAGTCAATCAATTCTTGTATTAAGCCTATGGTTTTCTGTTCTGACCTTATATCAAAATCGCCCAAGTCAAAAGTACCTGCTACTGTAGCTTCAAACAGGTCTTTTGCAGATAATGGCTCACCTGTTGTAGCATTAAGTATTTCACCAGTCTGTGAATTAAATATAGCTTCAGAACTACCACCAACTGCTTTCCACTCTTCTAATCCCATAGCGTCAGTTAAGTCTTTAAAAGCAGAAAACTGGCCTTGTGCTGCCGATGCTTTCAACGCTGCTTTTTTCTCATCGGATAAGCTAGAAGCATCTATAAACTGCATTTGCCCAACTCTTTGCTGTCTCTTCTCCTGTCTTGCCAGCTCAGCACGGCTTCTTTCTTCTTCTGTCACGCGCTGTTCGCCTGATGCCTGTATAGCAGCTAACACGCCTGATGGGTCGACTCCTAATTTCTGCCCTACCTGTGCAGCTTTCATAAGCCCAGCAGATGTACCTAAATCCACAGATTCAGCAGCTAAGGCTTCAGCCAAACGCTCAGAGGCGGGTCTTATATCTAAACCCATACCAGCAACGTTTCTACGAATATTGGCTTCAGCTTGTGGCAGTCTACGGGCAGCAGCAGCAGCGGGGCCAGCACCAGTAAGCATATTTGTGACTAGCTGACTTCCTTCTGCGTTTAGTCTATCAATACGCTCTTTTGTGGTTTCGAGGCCAAGTAAACCTCTTATAGTATCATTTGCCATTATCTTTTATCCTTAACCGAATAGACCGCCAACAAACGGGAGATTACTTAAAAACTTCTTACCTGTATCTGTTTCAAGAGCTGTCTGAATTAACCCCGGCCCTTTCTCGCCTCCCAGTAAGAGACTAGATAGAGTCCCAGCTTGCTCACCTTGTAAATAACCAGCTTGTTCATAAGCGTTAATCAAAGCCTGTAATCCAGCTCTTTCAAGTTCACCCTGCGTGACCACACCCTGTAAACCAGAACGAGTAGCCAGTTCAGAGAACGGTACACCACCAGCCAACATACTAAGTGCTTGCTGTTGTGGCAAGAATGCAGCTTGCGCTCCACCAAGACCTAACTCAGCCTGAAGTGCCTGTTGCGCACGCCCTTGACCTAAAGCCTGACTAATAAGACCTGCTCTTTGCTCACGTTCTGTCAAAGCCTGTTGTCTAGCCATAAGTGCGTCAGCAGCTTGCTGTTCTTGTATAGCTTTCTCCATAGCCAACTGTTCTGGAGTACCACCGTACTGTGCTGTGCGTATGCCTTCTCGTCCCTGCTGGAATAGACGATTCTCTAAGGCTAGTCTCTGACGTTCCTGCTCAGGCGCACGAAGAGCCTGTAACTGGCTGAAGACATTCTGCTGAGCTGTGCCGATGTCAGGGCCG